ACTTTTTTCCCCGGACTTGCCGCACTACTAAACGTAAGCCCCAAAGTCGGAGGTGTTGCAGCAAGTACTATTACGGCAGAAGTTGGAGCAGACAAGAAGCACATCTTTGAAGAGCCTACACTAGCAAGTGAGTCATATCCGTCCTACACCATGAGGATTGGTAGGGAAGACAAGGAACACACCTTTACAGGCATGACCGCAACAAGACTTTCTCTTAGCGCAAACCTAAACGAGTATGTGATGGCTTCGGTGGACTTCCTAGGACAAGCAGAAAAGCCACCAACAGATATTCAGACTTCGTTCTCCTATTCCGGGAATGACGTAGACGCACTTCACTTTGCAGATGCACAATTGTTTATTGACGGTGCAGCAAACAAGTCAAC